CCATTTGTTAGTACCTGCACTTGCAAAACCTAAAAATGCATTATTTGTTGAAGTTCCATTTATACGACCTATGATGCCTGAGCCAAATACATCTAAAGCAGTAGTAGGTAGTTTAGTTCCTATACCTAATCTATTGTTTGTATCATCCCAAAAGAAGTTATCATTGTCTTGACTTAACGCACCTGAAGCACCTATAAAAGATACTGAACCTTGTGTTAATGCAGTAGTTATTGTCAATGTAGCTACTGAGCCTACCAATGAGATATTGCCATCAAAACCATTCGCATCACTAAATACCAATGAAGTTACAATGTTAGGAGAAAGTTCTGCATACGCACTTAAAGTAGTATCCCAACGATATAAAATATTTGTATCAGTTGTAATATATATTGTATCAGCAACACCTACTAAAGGCAATGAAGCAAAACTAGGATATTCTTCCACAGTACCTGTAAACAAACTAGCCATTTGGCTTAAAGTAATTTTCTTACTTACACCTGTTGATGGGTCTCCTATTATTGTTAAGTCACTTAAACTAGGAGTAAGTTCGGTAGCTAACTGATTTATTTTTTTACTATTCATAGTTAAAATGTATAATTTGATGGAACCTGACATCTATCATTCACAAATGGTAAAGTCAAAGTAATATCTAACTTTACTCCTGCTAAGTAATCAGGGTCGCTTTCTGTATAATAAGTAATTGGAATATTGTTACCTAAAGTCCAAGTAACAATTGAATAATCTTCAGGATAGCGTAATTGTGCTACTATATCCTGTCCTACTAAAGTCATATCCGACATAACCTCAGTTTCGTTTGTTTCCTCACTAAGCATTCTATCCATAAAATATAAACTAAATGAATAGCCTATTTCTTTTGCATAGATATTGGCACTTGTTAAAGTAAAGAACATAGCAGGATAAGTAACTTCCTGTTTGCTAAGTCTTTCCCAAACATCACCAAAGTACACGAAATTAATTTGTTCGTGGTCGTTGCCTAGTTTTGTCAGTTGTGCTACTATTTGGTTTAGTGTCATTTTTCTTTGCTTTTTCTAAATAAACTTTTAGCTTATTTTGATTTTTTATAGTTACTTGTTTGCTCATATTAACAACATCCTATATTACCTTGGTATCTTTCTTCAAATGATTTTCGATATTTTGTATCATCTCCACAACATCCATTATCTCCTAACCACATAGATACAGTATACCCATCATTATCAGGCTTAATGCTATCTATACCACTACCAAAGTTTAAGTAGTTAGGATATAGAACATTATTTTGTTTTAAATATTTAATCATTCTTTGTTTATAGAATTCTGCTCTTGACCTGTATCTATTTGCAACATCAATCATATCCTGCATAGATGGATTCTCAGTATTCTCGCCTGACTTTCTTAACAATCCTTTGTTATAGAATTGGTAAGATAATCCCATAGGCAATTCACTCATAACATAATAAACAAGACAATCTGCAATATAGTCATCCAACAATGTTGTTTCCTCGTTTGTATATGTATTACCTTCTACCGCAGTTTGTAATTGATTGTATAATGCAGAACCTAGTGCAGGTAAAATATACATATCCTGAGCAGTTTTAATCTCAGGCAGTACTAATTTCTCGTCTACATTTGCGTGTAAACCTGTTCTATCCTTAATGTTTTGTACTGATATAAATAAAGTATTCTTGCTCATTTTATTTTCTTGTTACTATGTTTGAAACCCAATGATGTCTGCAACTAGGACTATGGTTATTTGTACCCGGCTCAGTGTACCAACCTCCACCTCTATCAAATACAGAGTAACCTAATCTCATAGTCATTTGTTCTATTTCGGAACGACTATACATTTTACCTGCATCTAATAAAGCCTTACAAAATGGTCTACTTGTTTTCTTATCACTATCATTAAATCCTGTATTCCATTCGTAAGAATATCTAACCAAAAGTTCCTTTGTTTGAGGAGTTGTTGTACCTGTTATTGTGCTAATAGGTGCAGTTAATGTTCTTTCAGTAATAATGTTTTCATCATAACCTTCTCCAACACTAATTTCCTCCACCTTTAAATATCCACTATCAACAAGTTTATTAATTACATAGTTAATAGTTTCAGGAGTTGAGTTTAAAACCTCAGCAATAACATCAGGAGTAATACGCTTATCTTTAGTAATTAAGTCCAATACATTTGCTTGTAATTGGCTTACATCTGCAAATAATTCGTATTCATTATCATCATTAAATTTCTTCTTTTGTTTCCAAACTTGAAATCCTTCTTTTGCTTCTCCAAACTCAAAAAATAAACTGAAATCTTGTTCTGCAAATTGTGCTTGTTGCACAGGTTCTTGCACAGGCTCGTATTTAGAAATATCAATACCTGCTTTTTCTAGTAACCACTCTTTAGGAGCAATTTCCTTAAGGATACTTTCTGATAATTCTAATCCAATAGCTTCGGTAGGAATAATTTTTAATTCAGGGTCTTGTATGCCTCGTAACTTAGCTAACATATTGAATACACTTTCTAAGTGCATCTGCTTACTATTTACATAGGTATTTTTAAATATTTCGTAACCATCTCTCATTTCGCTACGACTACCTAATTTGCCAGGTGTTGCAATACCAAAAATAGATGGAGTAGTAATTTGGTGTCCGCTAAAAATATTAGTTTGGATAAGTTCATCTACCTTTTGGAAATCTTCCTTAGTAATATCACTTGCACCTAAGTCATCAATGATAGGTTTGCGTTGAGGGTCAGTAACAAATGATAAGATAAACTTCTTGCCATCACTTCCGCTAAATCTTTTAGTAAATCTTTGTTCGATATTTTTCTTCTCATCATCACTTGGTTCTCCGTTTGGTAAAGTTATAAGTTTACTTGCAGAGAAACCTGTTTGAGCATTTCCTAATACATGCTTAGATATTTCAATATCACTTTCAATATAGTTTAAGGCACCAAAATATGCAGGTAAAGAATAAATACCCATATTAGGGCGGTATTCCTTAACATATAGTATTTGTTTTACCTTACTTTCTGCATTAGGATTGAAAGCAGTATATACCTTTGCCTCCTCTTTATTATCCTTCCAATCTTCCTTATACCAAAACTGCGTATTATCCTTATTCGTGCGTATTTTAGTATAGTCAATATGCCAAATTTCAGCTAATTGACCTTGGTCATTCCAAATTATCTCTAGATAGTATCCACCAAATATTTCGGTATCCAAACTAACCTTACGAGTTAAATCCTCTAGGCTTTCAGTTCTATTTACTTTCTCTACAAATGTTCTAGCTTCCTCACTAGAAGTCCAACCATTTGCAGTAATATAGTGTACCTTGCTTTTTACAATAGCGTTATGTTTTGCTGACTTGTTAAACAAATCAACTAAGTAGTTAGGATAGTCATTTCTATCTCCATATTGTATGAAGCCTACACCTTTTTTCTCTTTATATTCAGGTTGTTTTGCCTCTGCGAATGTTAATACTAGTATATTATCCATTATTGTCTAATTGTATATGTATCGTTTGTGTTATATTCAGCATAGGTCAAAGCAGTTCCTACTAATTCCATTATGCCTGATTCAACCATATTTAACCCTGCAGGATTAGTATTTGTAGTACTAGTTTGCTCATAAATCTCATAGTCATATTGACCATTCAAAGAAGAAACAAAATAGGTATTAACTACTATACTAAACTCATTGTATCTATCCTTGTAAGCACTTATATCGGTAGCGTTTAACTTAACAAACTTTACCTCAGTATTCGCACTTCTATTTGTAAATATAAACAAATAGTTTGGATTAGTAAGTAACTGCTTTTCAGTTAAAGTTAGTATGATATTTTGAGTTTGTCCTTTTGTTAGCCTAATCATAAAGTTAAATAGCCAAATTAGTAATATGTTGCACTTTTGTAAATAAAAACCCCCAAACCAATTAAGGAATGGGGGTAAACCTATAAACCTATGAAAAACAAACTTAAGAACCTGCTGTTTCTAAAGCAGATGCAACATTTGATGCTACACTTGGAGCCATTGCTGGTTCAGCACCTGAGAAAGTCAAAGTGAAACCACTTCTATCTCCTTGTGCAGTTCCTGTAGCGGCACTACCTGCAGTTAAATCTATTCCTCTTGTTTTACCTAAATACCAATAGATTCCGTTGCTATCTTTTACAACTGCAACTAAACTATTTTGTGCTAATAACAAGATTTCGTTTCTTGTATTAGTTTGCAATTTATTAAGAATTATTTGTAATTCTTGTGTATAGAATACAGTACCATTAGCTACCGAAGCAGTAATAGTTTGGTTAAACATTGATGTATCCTTTACTAAAGCATACTTCCAAAAACGCTTACCTGTCGCCTTAGTCAAAGCAGTAATTACACCGCTTGCCTCAGTTGTAGTAGTTACATTCGCTGCTTCAGTAAAATACACTTCAACAATACCACCTAAACTATCGCGGCAATCTAAAGAGTATCCTTGTGTTAATGCACAACTCATTGTTAGTTAATTTAATATTTTAAAAAATGGGGGTATATTTCAACCCCCTAAAATTATGCCAATACGAACTTAACAATCTCGTCAGGGAACGCGATGTTAACTCCCATTTTGAATTCAGCTACGAAACGAACTTGGTCAGCTTCTTTAGCGTAGAAGATTTCAAACTTCTCTTCTTCGTTTAACAAGTCAGTTCCTAAGAACATGTTGCTCAATCTTAAAGCGTAAGCCTTGTTAGTACCATTTAAACCTTGTACTGCTACAACTTTGATAGTAGTACCTGGCAATACGAACTCACTATCAGATTTTACATCTGCAGTATAGTGGAACATATTAGCATTTTTCAATGCGATTGTGTAAGTACGGAATAAGTCTTGACCGCAGAAGATAGTCATATCATCAGCAGAAACTACTTGTGCAGGGATAGCTTGGTAAATACCATCAAAGATAGAAATTACATTCGCTGCAGTAATAGAACTTAAAGGAGCACCACTAATGTAAGTAGAAGCGTTAGCCGCTACAACACCTGAAGCCGCACCGATTAATTTAACTAAACCATCGAATTTGTTTAAGTTTACATCTACTGAAGTAGTGTCACCTTGCCAAATTGTTTTCTCTAATTGAGAAGCAATTCTATCAGCTTTCTTAGTAGCAAATTCTTGCTCGAAAGGAATAGAATCATACATAGAACCTGTAGGTAATGCTTTTTGTAAGTACTTAGCTTCTAAGTCTTTAGGACATAAAGCCTCATTTACTTTGATTTTACCAACAGTTACTGTTCTTTGAGTAAATGTAGTTGAACCTGATGCAGTAAATCCACAAGAACCTCCTGATTGGAAGATTGCATCTGTGTCCATAATGTTAATAGTTTCAGCGGATTTTACTCCAACCATTACATTACCTGCACTTTTGATTAAAGTTGCAGTTTTTGCGCCTAATACAGAAGAAGTTACCAAAAGGTCTGCGTTTTGTTCTGTATAGTCTGCTAATGCTGATACATTAAATGCCATTGTTATTAATTTTTAGTGTTTAAAATTGCGTTTCTAAATCTTGCGATTCTTTTTTCTTTGATATCATTTGTTGATACAAATTCATTGAATCCATTTGGTTTTTGAATTGGGTCAGCGTTAGGTGTCTTTGTAAGTGCTTCTACTAATTCAGCTACTTGTGCAAATCCTTGTTTAACCTTTGCTTCTAATTCAGCTACCTTTTTATCAGATGCTTCTTTTTCTGCTTTCAATTCAGCAACTTGTGCTTCAAATTGTTCAGCATACTCTTTCATCTTCTTTTCGTAATCCTTTGCCATGTCTGCAGGTGCTTCTTCTTCAGTTGCTTCTTCAGGCAT